TATGCGGAGACTGAATTTGCTGATAATGTGCCATATAATCATGTTATAAGATATATGGTCACGGTCATAGATCGAGATCCTGATAGTGATATTCCAGGAAAGATAGCTGGATTACCGATGAGTCTATTTACTCGGTTTTTTACAGTCGACAACCTGAATCATGACGTTTACAGAGTATTCTTCTAAGGGAAAGGAAGCAAATGACAGCCCTTGAGTGGGACAAAGTGGGTGAACGGCTGTATGAGACGGGCGTAGACCACGGAGTCCTCTATATCCCCGATGACACGGGCGAATACAAGGATGGGGTTGCTTGGAACGGTCTCACGACTGTTACTGAGTCACCTTCAGGAGCTGCATCCAACCCGCAGTATGCAGACAACATCAAGTACCTGAACCTGATCTCTGCCGAGGAGTTCGGAGCGACAGTCGAGGCGTTCACGTACCCTGACGAGTTCGCTCAGTGCGATGGTACGGCGATGCCCGAGCCTGGGGTTGCTATTGGGCAGCAGAGCCGAAAGATCTTCGGTCTCTGTTACCGTACTCGAGTCGGCAATGATCTGGACGGCACAGATCATGGGTACAAGCTGCATCTGATCTATGGAGCTCAGGCGGCTCCTTCTCAGAAGGCTTATGCCACGATCAACGACTCACCTGCAGCGACTGCATTCAGCTGGGACGTCACGACTACGCCAGTTCAGGTCACTGGGTACAAGCCAGCTGCCATGCTGTCGATCGATTCAAGCAAGGTCGACGCAGATGCACTAGCTACTCTCGAAGAGGCACTGTTCGGCTCGGGATCAGTCGACGCCAGGCTTCCTCTTCCGGACGAAGTCCTTGGCATGTTCGCAGGGACAATCACCGATGTTCGTTTGACGGACGCCAACGCTCCGTCTTACGATGCGGCCACTCATGTGGTCACCATTCCGGCTGTGGTTGGCGTGAATTGGAAGATCAACGGTGTTGATGCTTCTACAGGCGCTCAGCCTGCTCTGTCGGTTGGCGAGTCATCAGAAGTTACGGCTCATGCTGCTCCTGGTTATGCAATCACAGGCGACGATGACTGGACGTTTGATTACTAGGATGGGGCTGCTATGAGAGGAGACTAGGGAATGCTCAAGATTGTAGTTCCAGGCGTCGAAATGTTCGATGATGAAAGTCAAGAGTTCGTCACTCGAGACGACTTCACTTTGGAGCTAGAGCATTCTCTGGTCTCACTTTCAAAATGGGAGTCAATTTACGAGAAGCCGTTTCTTGCCTCTACTGAAAAAACGGTAGAGGAAGTTCTCGGCTACGTAAAAGCAATGACATTGACTCAAAATCCCCCGGAGGAAATTTTCCACAAACTCTCTGAATCGAACATCGCAGAGATAAACGAATACATCGACGCCAAGATGACTGCTACCTGGTTCAGTGATCAACCAGGAACTCCACGAAGTCGAGAAGTGATTACTTCGGAAGTCATCTATTATTGGATGATTGCTTTCCAGATCCCATTCGAATGTGAGAGATGGCACCTCAATCGATTGTTTACTTTGATTCGAGTATGCAACATCAAGCAAGCGAAACCACAGAAGATGAGTCGAGCGGAAATCGCAGCTCGAAATCGAGAACTCAATGCTCAACGCAGGGCACAATTGGGCACAAGGGGGTGACATGACAGCTCTTGTTTGGGACAAATCAGGTGAACGAACTTATCAGACTGGTGTAGATCGCGGTGTTCTTTATCTGCAGAACGGGTCGGGAGTAGCTTGGAACGGAATCACTTCTGTGGAAGAGACTTCTACCGTAGAACTGAAATCGTTCTACCTCGATGGCGTAAAGTATTTGGACAATATTCTCCCGGGGGATTTTTCCGGTAAACTCAAAGCATTTACCTATCCTGAAGAATTTGATGAAGTGAATGGAGTTGTCACAGCTTCTGAAGGATTGCTCTTTTATGATCAGCCATCCAAGAGTTTCAATCTTTCCTATCGGACAAGGATGGGTAATGATCTAGATGGTATAGATCATGGTTACAAGATTCATCTGCTTTACAATCTTGTAGCTGATCCTGACACTGTCGTATTCTCCACACTTACAGGCACAGCTCTCCAGCCAATTGAATTCTCTTGGACGTTGAGTGGAACTCCGCCGAGAACGGGCAAGTATAGGCCTACAGTTCACGTCTCTATCGACTCCAACGATACTCCTTTAGACGTTCTGCAAGGTCTAGAAGATATTCTCTATGGATCAGAAGATAGTGATCCATATTTTCCGTCGATGAATGAACTTCTAGACCTCTTTGCTTCTCTGGGCTCGCTTGTCATTATCGATAACGGTGATGGTACGTGGAAAGCCATTGACGCAAGTGATAACTACATCACTATGATCAATCCAACTACGTTCCAAATAGATAATGCTGATGTCGTATATTTGGATGTATCCACATATCAGATCTCTACCACAAATCCAGACTGAGGAGGTGAAATGACTACAGTTACAAGTCTTACTGCTGACAGAATGTTGGCAATTGAAGCTGCCTCGGTTGTGGATGGTGACGTTGTTGGTGATAATCTGATTCTTACCAAGCACGATGGAACACAGATCAATGCCGGTAGTGTTAGAGGCCCAAAAGGTGATCCTGGTCCGGTTGGATCAGATCTGGCTGTTCTCAGTGCAATTCCTGTTCTCGATGTTGGCGTTGCCAATCAGATTCGTGCCGGTCGTCAACTTACTGCGGCCGATTTTGTCAATATGGGTTTGAATGCACCTGCAGGTTTGTGGAATCTCTCTGATCTTACTGATGTTAGTGGTAATGGTCGTAATCTCAGTAACAAGGGCGCGGTTGGTTTTGCCTCTGGAATTAATGGAAGCGCTAATACAGCTGCTCAATTCACTGGCGCAGTTGGTCAGGCTCTCTATATTCCAGACACAGGTGCTGGAGATCCGTTCAGGTTGAGGACGGGCTCTTGGGGTTGTTGGTTCAAGACCGCCAAGAGGTCTACGTTCAACATGTTGATTGACAAATATGGGACTGCTGGTCAGCAGAATTTCTCACTGTTCGTCAATAATACCAATCAGCTGCAATGCACGGGGAGTCCTGACGGTACTTCCAACGTGATGTTGGCCATAGGGACCTCTGACGTTGCTGACGATCGTTGGCACTTCGGTGTGATCACCTATGACGGAGCTCTGTTCCGTCTCTACGTAGATTCGGCACTCGAGGGCGTCTATATCGGCGGTCCGACGCTGTTCCCAGGTGGCTCAGTCCTGAACATTGGTGGTCGTGGAGCAGATGCATCCAACAATGCTGCGTTTGTAAACTATGGTCGTGTTGACGAAGCTTTTGTTACTGCCGATGTCCTGTCAGACGATCAAATCCGCAATTTGTACTGTGCCAGGATCACGCACACTCTTGCAACTCTTCCGACCCGTATTTCTTTGCGGGTTCGTAGACGTAAAAGAGGTTCCGCGTTGGCTTCAGCCGATTTCCCAGTCCAACCTCTTCGTCTCCACAATTTTTCAGCCGGTTCAATGGCTGATGAAGGTTCCAACGTTGTGGCACTAACCAACAATGGTGCTGCTCCGGCGGAATCTGGTGTGGATGGAAGTGGCTCGAATGCAATTGGTCTGGGAGGCTCTCAGTCTCTATCGAGTACAGATGCTGGATTGCCTCAGGCTGCTGCTACTCGTAGTTACGGATGCTGGTTCAAGTCACCTAATACAACTGGAGCTCTGCTTGGTTGGGGAGCTGGTTCAACATCAGCATCTGGTGCTCAGTTGGCAATTGGTGCCAACGGTGTTCTAGTTGCTCAGAGTGGCTCAGATCAGATCATCGGTCCATTTGTCACAGACGGTGCCTGGCATTTCGTAGTTGTCGTGGAAGACAATGCCCCTCTCGATGGTGTGAAGCGTAAGCTATATCTCGACGGTAAGTTGATTGGGTCGAGTCTGACTCTGAACAACATCGCTCTTGGGGGAGCTAATCGTATGCGAATTGGTGCATATCCTGACGCATCTGGGCCGATGACTGGTCAGATTGACGGCGCATTCATCTCTACGTCGGCTCTCACCATTGCTCAGATCCAAACTCTGTACAACAAGAGCTCTCAAGGTATGGCTCCCTCGCCTAAGAATGCTGGAGATCACATCGAGGCGCTCAGCGCAACCGATATTTTGGCTGTGTTCGATTCACTTGACGCACAGCACACGATTGATCTGTCGGTGGCAGCATGAGAAGCTCTCAGCTAGATCGTCAGGGTTCGATTGTTCTTCGAGGCGCAGTTACGGCCGCTGGAGCAATTGCCGATGCAGGTTCAGGTGGTTGGAATGTCCGCAAGACGGGCACAGGTACCTATGCAATCTCATTTGACAAGCCTCTTCCTCGAGTTCCGAGTGTGAGTCTTCACACCTATGCTTCAAGTGGAGCGGTTATGCCTGAAATGCAGGCCGGAATTACGCAGACTGGTTTTGGTGTCACTTGTGTCAACACGACCACAGCTGCAGCTGCTGACCAGTCATTCGGATTCGAAGTAATCATTTAGTTCGACAAACAAAAAGAGAGGCGAAGTGAGACTCGAGCTGTCAGGAAGTCTGATTCGCCCAGATCCATTGGTGATCAAGTTCATAGTGAATCAGAATTTTGATCCAACCAAGTATATTGCTATGGGTTACACCGATTTCGATGTGATCTGTATTGGTGGCGGTGGAGGTATGGGCGGAGGAATCAATACTGCCAATACTGATACTCTGGTTCGAAGTCCTGGCGGAGTCGGAGGAGGCGGAGGTCTTCACCGAGTTCAGGGATTGCTATCGGCGCTACCTGCTTCATGTCCAGTGGTAATTGGCTCCGGAGGAACTTTGGGAATTGAGGACCAAAACAACCCAGCTGTTACCACTGATGGTGGTGATGGTGGATATTCCTCATTCAATGACACTACCTGCCGAGCCTCAGGTGGCAAGGGAGGTAAAAGGGTTCAATCAAACTCCGTAACAGTCCCTACACAGGCTAACGGTGGCGATGGCGGAGTAGGAAACAGCATCACACCGGGAGGTGGAGGAAAGGGTGGAGTCGCTGGCACACCTTCTGCAAATGGCCCTGGCATTGCTGGAACACCTGGCGCTGACGGTACCTGGGATGGGTCCATTGGTCAAGGTGGGGGTGGTGGTGCTGGAGGTGTAGGTAAGTATGGTTCTCCGCCAGTTACGTGTAATGCAGGTACTGCAGGGGGTCGAGGCTCATACAATCCTGGAGATCAGTTAGTTTATGGTCCAGGAGGTGCTGCAGTTGCCGATAATCCCAGTGGTGCGGCTAATGTCATGGGTGGTTATGCTGGTGGAGGAAAGACCACGCCCATAGACGGCTTGCCGAATGTGTATGGCTCGTCGGCAGCACACAGAGTTCCCAGTGATCCAGGCGCAGTGACCATTCGACTTACTGCAGCCTGATGACTTATGGGAATCGAAATTACACAGAAGGGCTCATTCAATAACACAGAGCGATATTTGAGTCATCTGAGCAAAGATGATCTGTACGCTACTCTTGGCAAATATGGGTCACTTGGTGTAGCAGCGCTGTCCAACGCTACTCCAACGGATACTGGTCTGACCGCGGCTTCTTGGTATTTCGAGATTGTGCAACGCAGAGGGTACTACTCTATTCGTTGGCATAACAGTCATGTCGTAGACGGTCGACCGATTGCTATATTGCTTGAATACGGGCATGGAACAGGTACTGGTGGGTATGTTCAAGGGCGAGACTTCATCATGCCTGCGATACGTCCTATATTTGACCGAATAGCAGCCGACGCTTGGAAGGAGGTGACCAAAGTTTAATGGCAAACATTGATGACAAAGTCGTATCAATGAGTTTCGAAAGCAGTAAGTTCGAAACTGGTGTGAACTCGGCTATCAATGCACTCAACAAGCTGAAGGAGTCTCTCAAATTCCCAAGTGCTGGCAAAGGCTTGGACGATATTGCCGCTTCTGCTGACAAGGTCGACCTCGGTCATATCGGCAAGGCTATCGACTCTATCAAGAACAAGTTCTCCTTTCTAGGTGTCGCTGCTATTTCAGCGCTGAACACGATTGTTAGTAAAGCTGTCTCCGCTGGAATATCTCTGGTAAAGTCTTTCACTATTGACCCGATCACCGCGGGTTTTAAGAACTACGAAACTCAGATCAACGCGGTTCAGGTCATCCTGGCGAACACCGGTCTTACGGGTAAGAAGGGTTTGGATCAGGTCAACAAGGCTCTGGCCGACCTGAACACTTACGCGAACAAGACCGTATACAACTTCTCCGAGATGACCAAGAACATCGGTACCTTCACGGCTGCCGGTGTCGATCTGAAGACGTCGACTGAGTCGATTAAGGGTATCGCCAACCTGGCGGCACTCTCTGGTTCCAACTCAGCACAAGCTTCGACGGCAATGTATCAGTTGTCTCAGGCGATTGCTGCGAATAGCGTCAAGTTGCAGGACTGGAACTCAGTCGTTAATGCTGGTATGGGTGGTAAGGTATTCCAGGAAGCTCTGTTCAACACGGGTAAGGCTCTCCACACACTCAAGGGTGTGAAGATGGATGAGACCTTCAAGCAGTGGACAGACGCTGGTAACACCTTCAGAGGCTCATTGAAGAGTGGTTGGGTCACAGGTAAGGTCCTGACACAGACGTTGCAGGGCTTTACCGGCGATATGACCAAAGCTCAGCTGAAAGCTCAAGGTTATACGGACGACCAGATCAAGAATATCCAGAAGATGGGTAAAGTTGCTCTGGGTGCTGCGACCAATATCAAGACTTATACTCAGCTAACAGAAGCCTTGAAAGAGGAAGTGGCGACTGCCTATGCCGCCA